AGGTGTGATGTCAGTAGCCAGCTTCTTCGCCAGCAGAATGTTCCAAATCTCTGCTATCCGTTCGTGGTTCAGCTTTGCCGGACCATACTCCTTGGCTCTCGGTCCATTGATTAATCCTTCGGCTGTATCTAAGAAATACTTTCTGTCCTTCATAACTTAAATCCATATTGTGAGTGTGATTCGATTAGGTGTAATGCTTTTTTGGCACGAGTTAGCCCTACGTAGAACGTGCGAACTTCGCCGTCCTGATCAGGGCTTTCAGCACATGCTCTGGAGGAATCTAAAAGAAGCGCAACATTATCCGCTTCGCCACCCTTGGCCTTGTGGATCGTCGATATCTTGATCCTCGGCTTGTCCGTCAGTATCTTCTCCCCCATCCTGCGGACAGATGTAATGTATATTCTCTCCCTCTCCGAAACTTTCAGCACACTGTGCCATGGTGACTCGGCGGAGACGCTCGTAGAAAAGTTCTCTTTTACGTCTTCGAGAGTGTAGGTTGTTTCGCTGTCGAGGGTGGCTAGATTCTTCCTTCCAGATTTTGTCACGATATCCGACTTCAATAAGGTAGATAGCGTCTTCAACTCCTTCGCGGAAAGTCTCTGATTTTTGCATAGCCTTAACCAAACCTCGATTCCAGTTAGTACATTAGGGGAAATGGACCAACCAGAACCCTCACGCCAGAACAGATAGCCCTGTTCTTTAAGTTCTGTTGAAATCTTGTTGGCAATGTAATTTGTTCTAGCAAGGATTAGCCACTCGCCTCTGGTTAGGTCCACATCCATGATATCACGATGCCAGACCACATGACCAGCTTCTTCGACAGGCGACCAGACTTTTTCTTGCCGTACAACTACTTGTTTTATAAGGGAATCTGCAATGTTATACACGTTTCTAGGAAGACGATATGACTTATCCAACACTGTCTTATTGTCTGATGCGTTCAAGAAATCTCTAACATCCACACCCATCCAAGAATAGATGCACTGGTCATCATCCCCTGCAAAATAGATGCGGTTTGCTCTGGGCTTGAGAACCTCATGCACCATGCGCCACTGTATCGGAGCCAAGTCCTGTGCCTCATCGACAATCAGAACCTCCAACCTCGGACCTTGACCCTCGGCTATGAAGCGTTCAATCATGTCAACAAAGTCAAGCTTGCCTGTGTCTTTCTTGTAAGACTCCACCACCTCTGCAACTATTTTTAGTTGCTGGTAATACAAGTTCCTGTTGTTGGCGTCGTTGAATTGTTGTTCGAGGCTGACCCCACGAACCCGTGCCATTTGAATCATGGACAGATAAGCATCCCCACTCTTGCCCGGAGAAAAGAGTTGCCCATCTGCCATTGTCAGGGAAGAGTTGGAGGAAAATTCTAACCCTAACATGCGACCGAGTTGCGTGAAGTCAGCCCCTTTCAACACTTGGTTAGTGCTTAACCCCAAGCATTGAAATGCTAACGAGTGCAGTGTCCTAAACCAGACCATCTGGTCTGCACCCATGTTTAATGCAGAAGCTGCACGGTCTCGTGCTTCTTCCGCTGCCTTACGGCTGAACGATACAAAGGCTATGTCCTCTGGTCTTGTACCATTCTCAAGCTCTTGCTTTACTATAGAGATTAACTTTGTTGTTTTGCCTGTACCTGGAGGCCCGAAGATTGTGGTCTGCATTAGAACGGCACCTCACTTTCAACCTCGATACTCGGTACTTGGACCTCGGTGTTGAAGGCCGGAACCCACCACACACGTGCGTTCTTCCAATCTCCTTTTGTAGTCTTAAAACTTTTCTGCCCATTTGCAGTGGCATTGTCATTGAGTTCTTTTAGGCGTTCCTGTATCTGACCACGGCTGTAGCTATCAAACTTCTGGTTACGCAAGAACTTTAATAAAGCCTCTAGTCTGAAGTAAGTTAATCCCTCTTCTTCGTCTGTGTATGGTTTGCCTAGTGAAATCTCCTCGAAAGATTGAGCTTGTACCCTGCCATCACAGAACGCTTCCAGCAAGTCCATGAACTGGCCTTTGTATGTCAGTTCTTCTGGTACATCTATCTCGCTCATGTCTTCCATCAGCAAAGACACTACCTGTTGCCAGTCAGCAATCTTCATCATGGGCGGCATGATGTGTATCTGTTCCATGCAAGCTTTCTGAAAACGCTGCGGTGTTTGCAGGTCATCAGTTGTTAGCTCTACGCGCTGACCGCCTACATCACAGAACCAAACAGGTGGCTCTGACTTAACCACGCATAGCCCTGTTATCTCCACATGCTGGACGTGACTACCTATGCCGCAAGACTTGGTCTTGCAGAGAGCCTTGTTGCAGAAGGATTTAAGAGGCTCTTGTTCGCATGGAAAACCGTATTCTTTTTTCTCATGCTGCGACTGTATGGTTACAATCTCAGAGGCAGGTAGTGGCGGTGTGCCAAACTTGTTGTTGATTTCCTCAAGCCGCTGCTTCCATGTGTCGGGCTGTTCTTTCTTTGCACCAACAGCCGCCGCAAACATGACGGTGTTACGTGTGCCTTCAGGTATGCCCTGACTAAACATATGTGCGAGGCATGGTGCCCACTGGTCGAACTCGTCAACGGGTTCGCCTAGTTGCAGATTCTCGAAATCTTTTGGGGTTACCTTACGGGCTTCGATTAGATCCAGAAATTCGGTGAGGTCTGCCTCATCACCATCTTCTTTGATGGCGTAACGCATTGTCTGTTCCGCATCAAAGTACGGAAGGTTAATAAAGTTTCCAACATCACCACGCTCGACAAGAATCTCTTCTTGCTTTGGGAATATTTCACAGCCACCGTATCCAAGATAGGCAGCAATCTCTGTAGCTTTGTCACGGAAAACACCTGCACTAAAAAACTCTGTAAAGAAAAAGAAGATATGTGCGCCGCCAGACTTAGAGCGACAGACCACACATGGTATATCGTTGTCTCTTAACTTTTTGTCAAGAGCAACTAGGTCTAATGGATACTGGTCAATGTCAAGCGCACCGAACTTGCACTTGTTGTTTTCGTTGATAGGTATAGAACCCACGCCGCCCTTACCTTCTAGGTGTGCGACAATAAGTTCCAATGTTAGTGGCTTCCTTACGATGAAAGACTTTGCCTTCTGCTTTCCGGCACGTCGTTCCTCTGATATTTGTGTCTGTCCATGTGCGGCACTGAAGCCTTCAAACGCCGCCATGAACCGTTCAGCTTGGTTCATAACTCACTCCGGGCAAGAGGGTGGGGAGCGGAGTAGAAAGGAGATAAAACCTCCGCCCCCCTACTGGTTAAAACGGTACGTCAGCGTCGTCAGTCGAAACAGTTTCCTGTTGCGGCTCTTCGCCCGTACTCATTTTAATCTCGCCAGAGCGATAAGAGTTGTACAAGTCACGTGCTTCTTGCAACGCGGCCATCGGTACTGACTCCATCTCTAACTGCTGAACTTGGTAGTTGAACCACGAACCTTTGTCGTTGGACTCCTGGGTCGAGGTCAGCTTCCACGGCACTGCCCACATTGGTGGATTAAACAGCCCCTTGGTTGGGTGCATAATCTTCAGGCCAGCGCGACGTGTGTTCCACTGCTTTGCAATCTTCATCTGTGTCTTTTTCATGTCACAGATCATCTGGCTTGTCATGCCGTCTTCATTGTATGCAAGCACAAGGAACTGAGCAGAACGAACAAGCTCGTTACCGTTTGGCAGTAACTCATTCGCACCCACTCGCTGGGTCTTGCGGATGTCTGGGTCATCTGCGTGTATCTCACCCATAAAACCACCACCGCTTTCGCGCAACTGAAACTCAAGAAACTTGGTAGTGTACGCACACATCAGTACGTTCACACCTTCTTCTGCATCCCAGAAGTCACCTGTCACTGTGTTGAAGATATCGCCAGCGGATGCGCCTTTGATAAACTTCGAGTCAGTCTTAATCAACTGTGGTGACAGTGGTTGAAGAAGACGCAGGAAAGGAATCTGCATATCTTCTTGTGTAATTGTTTCCATGCCCTGACCTGCTGCTTCATACAGGTCATCCATGATGTTAGCAACTGCTGTGCTTTCTTTTTTTGCTAATGCTTCAGCCATCTTTAGCTCCTCTTAATTGTAGCTTCTGTTCCGACGAATACCCCGAAGGTATCGAAGTCGATTTCCTGTCCGCTCTCAATGCGGTTCTTCACCCACGCCTTCAATGTTTGCGGGTGAACATGAGTTTTCTGTGCTGGTTCTAAACCCTGACTGCGAAGGTCATCGATGACCGCACCTGCCATGTTATCTTCACCAGACTTAAACGAAACAGTCACATCGTTCTTGATGATATCTGCCTCACCGATAGACCGAAGCCAAGTAAACGCCTCGTCCTTTCTGTCGTCAGCAATACGCGCATGAACAAACTGCCGCAGGGCAACCTTATTGCCATCAACGGTCACGGAATCCATACCCATTTCCTGCATCAGGTTGGGGATGTCTTCTTCGTTTACTTTGCGTTTCTTGAATTTGAGATCCTTGAGGTATTGCTCTGCTTCAGCAATCTTCTCATCAATCTCCATGGACTGACGGATAAGAGTAGACAGTGTACTGCCCTTCTCACCATCTACTTTGTCGAACTTAGAGGCATCGACTTCCTCATCAAATAGCGAAAACACATCGCTCATCGTACATTCTCCTGTACTATCTACGTTAAAGTTTAACCCCTTCGGGTGTGATGGAGAGTATAAACCCACTCCCCAGAGGTATGTCAAGCAGCTTCTTGATCTGCGTTCTTAATAATGTGTGCCAACTCACCGCTAACACTTCTGTCGTTCTTGTCAGCGCGTTCCTTTAGAACTTTGTAAAGCTCAACGGATACTGCAACTGACCGCCACTTCTTGTTATTCTTCTGCATATTTGCCACTTCCATATTCATGTGTTATCCTTCATATACCATATCTAAAAATAGACGGGGGGTCAAGTAAGATATGAAACCAGACCATAAAGTTAGAGACGGTAAGCGTTCCGAACTCATAGCCGCGCAGTGGCTCATATCAAAAAACTGTTATGTCTATTCTCCGTTTATCGAGCAAGGCCCTATCGACCTCATTGCACTCACCCCCAAGGGTGAATTTCTTTTGTTTGATGTGAAGACTGTTGGCCGTAGAAAGAACGGGTCAATAATCTCACGCTTGTTAAAACCAGACCAAAGAAAACTTGGTGTTCGTCTTCTGTACGTTGACCTCGAAACTGAGCGGTGTGCTTTGTATCCATATCAACTATCCATTTCTCCAAGTAATCCAGCCACAAAGTTTGCAGAACAGCAAGCATCTAATCGTCACTTCGACGGGGGTCAAGTTCCAACCATTGACGGGCTTCTTCACCCAACGTCTTCGCAGACAAGTCAATCTTGTTCCGAAGAGACTTCACAATATGGACATCCACCGTTCCCTTTGTCACCAGATCTACATACGTCACTGGATGATGCTGACCAATCCGATGTGCCCGATCCTCAGACTGAACACGGGTCTCAAGATTAAAGTCATTGGCGTAATAGATTACATTCGTTGCCGCCGTCAGTGTTAGCCCATACCCTGCTGTCTGTGGGTTGGCAACAAAGAACCTTGCATCACCAAACTGAAATGCCTGGATAGCAGCTTGCCTGTCCTCATCACTGGTGTCCCCGTAATAACTGACCACGGAACTCGAACCATGAACCTTGGCTAGCTGTGCTTGTATGTTCTTTATGTCATAGCGAAAGCGAGACCAGATGATTGCCTTTCCAGACATCTCATCTACCGTGTCCAGAAGAGCCTCGATGCGCTTGGTTGGGAACTCGACTAGCTCTCCATCATCCGTCATCAGATGGCCACACAGCACCTGTTGTAGGCGCAGTAACTGGGTCATCACTGCTGGTGCAGATACCAATTGTCCGTCATCAAGCAGGGCGATGGCGGCAGTCTTGATAGAGTGATAGTACCCTAGCTGTTCCTTCGTCATCATTACTTCACGGGTGGTATATATTTTATCCGGCAGGTCGAGTGCTTCGTCCTTGGTTACCCGATAAGAAAACCCGGCCAGCTTGTCCGACAGTTCGTCAAGATTACGATAGCCCACAATCTGCTGGAAGCTATGCGAACCCATGCGCTGGGTACGGGTGATGGCGTACCTTCCTTGGTAGGAATAGTAACTGTCAAAACCTAAGAGCTTCTTGTCCATGAATCCGCATTGTGCGTAAAGATCCATAGGCGATTTAGTAACGGGTGACCCCGTAAGAATACGTTTGTACGCTGCACTCTGACCAATGCTAACCAGAGCCTTAGTCCGTTTGGCTTTTGGGTTCTTAATAGTTGTACTCTCATCAACCGCAAGTAGGAAAGACGAACCTCGTGTAAAGTGATCCACGTATTGAGCGACCTTCTTCGATGCACCGAAGCCCTCGACGTTGACCAATAGAATGCGGAGCTTTTCACGCTTCTCAACCCCGTCGGACAGCTTTTCCCGTTGACCTTTGTTTGGGTTCGCACTCCAAACATAAACCTCGTGTTCAATATCTTCAGGTAAATGAGTTGGTATCTCTGATATCTGCCAGTTGCGGTATACACCCTTCGGGGCAACGACAATAGCGGTGTCAATCTTGCCTTCCTCATATAGCCAAGTGATGTTATCAATAAGGACTTTTGATTTCCCACACCCCATCTCCATAAAATAACCAAAGTTCTTTTTGTTATAGGACTTTTGTAGCGCAGTCTCTTGGTGCGCGTATGGCTTAGTCTTGTACTTAAACATTTGCCCCTCTTAAGATGCTTTAAACGGAACGACGTTGTTCCTGTCTAATCCTTCCAGCATATCAATGATTGCTTCTTCCCCAATGGGCATGATGTTTTCTATCAGCCCTGCCGCTTCCCAGATGTTTATCTTCCCCTCGTAATACAGGTCACAGATATCCAGAAAGTCACTGCTGTCTTCACTAATCTTCGTCATCTAATCCTCCTCCTGCCATGATGGCAAACTTTGCTGACTCTAAATAGAATAGTATCTCGGCTGGGTCGGGTTGTGTGGTCATCATCTTGACCGTACCATCGTCAGCTTCCCCCAAGATAACCACATCTTTGAGTGTCTGCCCTGCCAGTTCGCAAACCATAGGGACAGGGTCTTGTGTAAACTTCAGCTTGTTGTTTAAGTAAACTACGTTATCCGACTTTTTTGTCATCTTCTATCCTGTGCAAAATTATATGTGCCTTGTCACGCATATCCATGTATGCGTCTATCTTTGTACGCACTTCATCTGCACATTCATAAAGACCTGCCGCTTCAAGTTCAATCAATTCTTCTTGAAGATGCCTGATGATACGGCTCATCCCGCCAAAATTCTCTGCCATGACTGCCTTACCTTTGCTTCCAGATCCTCACTGACAGGCTCTGGGTCACTCAGCCAATTCTCTATCAGGTTTTCTATGGTGTTGACCGCTTCTGACCACTCCACTTTTTCAGGGGCGGCACAGAAATCTTCTTCGCTTGGCATTAAATATGTCTCATGCATATCAATCTCCTGCGACTGTTCGCTATCTTCCTTTATGTTATCAAAAAATATCTCACTGTCAAGGATTTGAAGGCCGCACACATGGCAGTCGATAGTCTTCTTGTCCTGATTGACGGTCAAAGTGTTGCGACATTTCGGGCATTGACCTGCGGCCAACCGCTTTTGCATAGACCCGTCACCAACTTCAATGGAATGTTTCATCTTCATCGTCTCCCTCTTCTTCCAACACGTTCTTGTTTGTTATCATCATGGCCGATGCCAGCAACTGGTTGACCACCACGGGGGAAGTCCTGTTGTTCATCACCGCCATACTAAGACCTGCGGACAACAGCAAATAAGCCGCGTAGTCTGGATCAAGTCCCATGTCCTGAAAATTCTCAAGCAGGGTGGATAACATATCGCCAGCCTTCTCAGCATTGCGTCTCTCTTCAGCTTCATTCATCTGTTTATTTCCTCTATTAATGCAACCTCAACATCACCAATGATGTAGTCTCTGTCCTTCAGAACTTTGTTCTTTTGTATCGCTCTGCTCTCAGCTATCTCAGCGGCTTCTTCCTTATCAATCGCCATCACCGTATATTCTTTGATGCACTCCACTGCAACTAGCACCTTGAACCTCGAAGCTTTGGTTCGATAGCTTGTCATGGTTTTCACGCGACTTCCTCCCGAATAGTTTCATCCAACAGGGACAGCAGTAACACTGCCCCTGTTCTATAACTTTGGCCTCATCGGCACATTGCTTGCAGTGTATCAAGCCGCATACCTCGCTGGCTTGTGCCCAAGGATGTAGCCCTTACCATGAATAGTAAAGATAGGAACGCCAGACTTCTTCATCTGCGGTATCTTATGCCTCACTGTCTTCTCTGTTGTCTTGGCTAGACGTGCAATAGTCTTGGCCTTAATAGGATACGGCCTGTTACCCATAGCCTTGATGATACGCTGTTCGATAGATAAAGCCTGCGGCTCAACGCTCTTAGGTTTCTCTACCCTGGGGGTTGATGCTTGCTCCTCGACCTTCGGTACTTGAACCTCTTGTGCGCCAAGAGCTTCGGTCATTGCGTTATTGAAGGCGACCAACGCCTCCAGAATTTTACGTCTTGTTTCGTTATCCATGATTGATTGCCTCCAATCCATTATAAAATACAGCCACACCTCGCTCTGCTTCGGCTTCCAAAAACTTTAGCCATCCATCGCTTGGCCTGACCCCTGTGTCCCACTCGATATCTTCCAGCCGCATACGCTCATCGCGTATCGCTTGTCGGATGGGAACTCCTATTGCCCGTACCAATGGGCTTGTCTCTCTATATATGCTCACCGCCATATCCCCACTTGCCTCCCTTGCCACGTCTCATTGCGACACGGGTGTAGCCCTGCTGTGTCCGCGTAACACGTCTCTGCCCGACACGGTGCTTATCAAAATGCAGCACTTCATCCATCTTCTGTTCAAGATGTTCCTTGAACTCCTCGACTGTCATGTCTGTTGCCCTACGCATAATAATCATCCTCCCATTTTTCATCGAACACCTTGTCCAGATGCTCAATGATATCGTCCGGCAAGTAATTACGTGCTGGCTCATAGCCCAATGGTTCAACGTCCGTGCGCGTTGCACCTCGATCCTCGATCCTTTGCTTCACCTCCGGCAACCAGTCATCCAGATCCACGCCTGTGTCGTTCTTCTCAGGGAACAGGATGGACTTGCCGTCCTTCTTGATGTCGAAGATCATGTAGTTGTGACAGCCCCAGCTATCTGGAACGCAGGTATAACCAAGGCTTTCAATCTCACCTTCAACCTCATGCGTTCCGTTCCAGCCATCGCCATCCCCGAACCCAAACTTGTCGAAGGCTTCTTCCCACTGCCATGTAATAACTACTCTAGGCATCTTGCACCTTCCTTTTCATTTCAAATAGCTTTGCACCAATGGTGTATATCCGCGCCATCTGGGGGTATGCATCCTGCGTAAACGCCCAGTCATCCTCATACCCATCTTCCAACAGTTTATCGTGCCGAACATCTACCAACTCAAGCAGGGTAGAAATTTCTGCTTCTGTTAGCTTTACCTGTAC